AGCGTAAAAGGAAGTAAAATAAAATCAGTTGCACTTCTTACTATGTACGGAACACCAAAAAAAACAAAGATTAAAAAAACTAAAAAAGTTAAGAAGAAGTGAAAAAAAGAAAGTTTAGAAAAGTAGCAAAGGATAAAAAGACTGGTGTTGCTAAGAAGTATCTTAGTGGTGCTAAAAACAAGAGTGCAAAAGCAGCAGAAATAAAACGTACATCAGCAGCATACAAGAGAGGTGAATTTATAGACATAAAAGCTGTATCTAAATCACGAACTAATCAAGATGGCTCCAAGAAAAAAAAGCGTAAAAAAAGCTCCACCCGCTAAACCTTTAAGTGCCGCAGTAGTTAAAGCACTTAAGAAAAAAGCCGAAGGTACTAAATTCACTTATCGAACATTGGCTGCTGTTTACAGGAGAGGTCAAGGGGCTTACTTGTCTAGTGGATCAAGAAATGTTCCTATGGGTGCATGGGCAATGGGTAGAGTAAATAGTTTCATTACTGGCAAAGGTGGAGCTAGAAAAGCAGATGCTGATTTAACAAAGTAAAAACAAAATGAAACTAACTACCAGACAAAAGAACACACTAGCAAAGCATCAAAAGGCTCATGGTCACACAAAGGCGCATATGGAATATATGAAGCGCAAGATGAGAGAAGGGGTTTCATTTACTGAAGCTCATAATATGGCAATGAAGAGGAAGGGTAAATAGTATGCAACAGGTTTTATTTGATTTAACAGAAAAGGATATTGACCTTAAAAAAGTTGATATTAATGAATTTGTTGTCAAACCTGTAACAATCCAAGAAGTAAAAAGCTTTGTTGAAAAGTGGCATTATTCAAGAAATATAAATGGTTTAAATATTTCTCATGTCTTTGGACTTTTTTATAAACAGTATTTGATAGGTGCAATCATTTATGGTTCTTTATCTATGGCTAATACTTGGCAAAAATACGGAACAGATGAAACAGATGTAGTTGAACTTAAAAGATTGTGTTGTATTGATGCAACAAAGAAAAATACTGAAAGTTTTTTTATTGCAAAAACAATAAAATTTCTAAAAAAATATAGTAATTACAAAACGATTGTTTCTTACGCAGACCCATATTTCAAACATCAAGGAACAATTTATAAAGCTTCAAATTTTACACATGAGGGATTTACAGCAAAAAGTAAAGTAATTTTGTATAAAAATAAAATTTATCATGATAAAACTATTAGATCGGTTGATGACCAAAAAAGATTAAAGCCTTTTACCTATGAGATTAAAAAAGCTTTGCAGTTAGGACAAGCAACATACATTGATAAGCCACCAAAGCATATATATTGCTATGAGATAAAAAGAAAAAATGATGATATACCTAGATTAAAGAGCTTACAATATACTCAAATGAGTTTGGTTTAAAATGACATTAACAAAAAGAGAAAAAATTAAACGTAAATTAAAAAAATATAGATTAACTGCGACTAATAAACCTAAAAGAACCCCATCACACCCATTAAAATCTCATGTTGTTCTTGCCAAAGAAGGCGATAAGGTCAAATTAATTCGTTTTGGGATGCAGGGAGCAAAAAATAAACCGCCAAGGAAGGGAGAATCAGATGCAGATAAGGCAAAACGCAAGAGTTTTAAGGCTAGACATGCTAAAAATATTGCCAAAGGTAAAATGTCAGCCGCTTTTTGGGCAGACAGAACCAAGTGGAGCTAATATTGTTAATAATTGTTAAAATTTATTTATGGCAGAAGAACTAATCAAGCCTAATCCACCTGTTAATACAGCAGAAGTTGAAGCATTAAAAGAAAGCGTAAGAAAGCTTGAAGCAAATAACAAAGCATTGATGGATCAATACGCTAAAGCGCAAGAGAAAGCAAAGGCAATACCACCTGATGTTGATGTAAATGCCTTAATAGCTTTTAAACAGCAGAAAGAGCAAGAAGAGTTAGAAGCTAAAGGCAGATATGAAGAAGCAATCGCAAAACAGGCACAGCAATATCGTGAAGCGGAAGAAGCCAAAAATAAAAAAATACAAGAACTTGAAGCTAGGCAGAGACAGTTAGAAGTTGAAGCACCAGCCGTCACAGCCCTTGCTGATGTCGTACACGATCCCCAATATGTGCTTTCACGCATTAGCAAGGAGCAATTATCTAGAGAAGCAGATGGAACTGTAGTTGTCGTTGATGGATATAACAGAACTCCAGTTAAAGAATGGGCAATGTCACAAATGCCTCAATGGGTACAGAAGAACCCTAGACCTCAAGGAGGTGGAGCTACTACAACAAAAGTTCAAACAGAATTTGTTGCTGCTGGTGAAAAAAACCCTTTTGCAAAGGAATCTTTTAATCTTACAGAACAAAGCAGATTGTATAGAACAGATATAAATAAATATAATATGCTCAAAAATGCTGTTAGCGGTTAATATAGAACTATCTAGTGTGCGCTAGTTAGGGTTTGCACCCGCAAGTGAACATATCTTATTAATTAACATGGCTACAGTGCGTAGTGATTTAATTATTCCAGAGGTGTTTACCCCCTATTTGATAGAAGCTACAACTCAAACTGATAGCTTTCTTCAAAGCGGTGTGGTGCAACCTCTAGCAGAATTAAATCTATCGTCAGACAGAGGCGGTGACTTTGTAAAGATTCCATTTTATAAAGCAAATTTAAGTGGTGATTTTGAAGTTCTAACAGATTCAACTTCTTTAACACCTTCAAAGATTCAAGCAGATAATCAAATAGCTGCTGTTCTTCATAGAGGTAGAGCTTTTAGCTCAAGAGATTTAGCCAGCCTTGCAGTTGGTAGTAGTACTGATCCTATGGCTGCTATTGCTCAAAAAATGGCGGCATACGTCAATAACCAGAAACAGAAGGATTTATATTCTTGCTTAACTGGTGCTTTTGGTTCTATCAATAACAACTCAAGCAGTTCAGCATTGTTTGACTTAACTATTGATTCTGAGTCAGGAGATACACCTACAGCATTAAGTCCTAGACACGTTGCAAAGGCACAGTCTTTACTTGGCGATCAAGGCGGAAAGCTTACAACAATCGCAATGCACAGCAAAGTGTATTACGACCTCGTTGAAAGAAGAGCAGTTGATTTTGTTGCAGCTACAGATATCAATGGTGGCGGTGCAACAGCTTCTGGTGGTTCTATTGAAAATGCTTTCGGGAATCCAACAGTACCAACATTTATGGGTCTAAGAGTAATTATCTCCGATGACATTCCTACAACAGGGTCTGGATCTTCTACAGAATATTCAGTATTCATGTTTACAAATGGTGCTGTTGTAACTGGTGAGCAAGCTCCGATCAGAACACAAACAGACAGAGACATCCTTGCTTTAGAAGAAGCAATGGCTGTTGATCTTCACTACATCTACCATCCAGTTGGTTTGAAGTATGCGGTGACAACTGTCAACCCAAACAGATCAGTTCTTGAAACTGTAGGCTCTTGGTCGAAAGTCTATGAGACAAAGAATATCGGTATCGTAAGAGCTACCGTTGTTTCTAATAATGACTAGAGGTAATTAATCATGTCTTCTTTATTTGACGTAACTGCTGGTAAGGCCATTGGGCCTGTTACTGGCGGAACAGTTACTCAGGCGAGTAACAAGTCAACTGCTGTCACTCTAAATACAGAGTCAGGACAGATCACAATGAATAATGCTGCTCTGGCTGATGGAGCAGAAGTTACATTTCAAGTAAACAATGATCGTGTGGCTGCAACAGATTGTCCTTATGCCTGTCTTGGGGATACTGGGACTGCTGGTGCTTACACAGTAAATGTTTCTGCTGTAGCTGCTGGTTCGTTTAAAGTTACTGTTGGAAATGTTTCTGGCGGTGCTTTAAGTGAAGCTGCTGTTATTAACTTTGTACTCTGGAAGGGTGCATCAAGTTAATGGGGATGTACGCATTTAGGCGTATGAGGGAACAAAACGAAGCTGCTCAAAAGGCGGCTTCAGTTTCCACCTCTAAGCCAAAACCAAAACGTAAGACAAAAAAGGAAACAACTAATGGCGATCTCAATAGTATCGACAGTCGGTAGTGCTACAGCTAACAGTTATGTCACATTAACTGAGGCTCAAGCTTTTATTGATGGCCTTACAGAATCTGATGACGTAGTTGCATGGGGTAACAGCACTGAAGATCAAAAAAACAGAGCTTTATTTTCAAGCACAAGAAGAATAGATAGAGAAAAATTCTTAGGAGCTAAAGCTTCTAATACACAGGCAAGAATGTGGCCTCGCAGTGGTGTAAGAGTTCCAGATCAATATACAAATTTGTATGGTTTATCTTTTCCAAACAGAATATTGGCTGATTATTACACAGACACAGAGATTCCAGACGAGGTGAAACACGCACAGATAGAACTTGCTGTTTATCTAAATAATAATAAAGATGGTATTGGCCTAAGTGGCCTAGAAGATTTTGCAACAATGAGTGTAGGAAATATAAATATCACTCCTAATTTTTTTGGAAGAGTGGGAGTTGATCGCATACCGCCAATTATTGACCATTACTTGATAGGTCTTAGAATAGGTGGAAGTGCTAATCTATCAATCAAGAGGTCTTAATCAATGGCATACGAATATCCAGCCGCAATCATCATTACTGATACAAATGCCCACACAGGCAGATTTGGGAAAGTGCATTGTTTAACAGATGCGAGTGCTACTTTTGTCGCAGAAAACATTACAGAAAATGGATCTTCAACAATTAATGGCATAACAATGAAGGCTTCAAGTGAAATTTGCGGGGTTATTACAAGTATTACTCTTGCCAGTGGTCAAGTTATAGCTTATTACTTATGAGCATTGCATCAGGCATTATTAAAGGTGTAAGCGCAGCAATGCGGGCTGTGGGAGGTGATATTACTTTGGTTAGGTTTACAGAAGGTACTTATGATGAAGAGTCTGGTGTTTTTTATAACAATGAAACTAAAGTTACAATTAAAGGCACTTTAAGTAATGTTAGTAGAAGTCAAGCTAATGATTTAATAGAAGCACAGGATAAAAACTTAACTATTTCTGCTGGCGATATAACTTTTGTGCCAACTACAAAAGATAAAGTACTTATAAGTGGTATCAGCTATAGGATTATTCAAGTTAATGTAAATGAGCAAAATAATACACCCCTAAGCTTCAATCTTATTTTGAGGTAAATATGGCAAGAGAAATTAACTTAACTGATATTGGTGATCATTTTGGAGAGAAAGTTCAAAAAGTTGTTAAAAAAGCAACATTTAAAGCAGAGGCTAAAATTAAAGAATTTACTCCTGTTGATACTGGAACTCTAAGAAACTCATTTCAATTACAAATAAAACCATTTATTGGTGAAGTTTTTACGAATGTTGAATATGCAGAACCAGTTGTTTACGGAACAAACTTACCTCCTAGTTGGGGTGGTAGATACAGAACAAGACAACAGACCATAAAAGGTTATCCAGAGCTTGTTGCAAAACAATTAGAACAATTTATTGTTAATGAATTTAGGAAAGCATAATGGCTGCTACAGATTTAAATACGGTAAGAGCTACTATCGAAACACGTTTAAGAGATGAATTTAGGACAAACGAAATAATTCCTATTATTTTTAACAATATGCCTTTTGATTCTCAAAATGTTGATAAATATATTCAATGTATTACTAGCTTTGGTCAGAGTGAATACCTTACACAAGGAAACGCTACCAGTGCAACAAATCTTGTTGTTGGTCTTACTACTTTTAATATTTTTACAGAGCAAGGGTTAGGATCTGGATCTAATTTTGCAATATGCAAAAGAATTAGAGATTTATTTAATAGGATTACCGCATCAGACGTAAGATTTGACCCGCCTGTTGGCCCTGAGATATTACAACCTAGTCCAGAAGGTAAATTTCAAACGCAGATAAGAGTAACATTTGAAAT